AACCTGAGCGGTGCCATATGTGTACGCGCTCATGCCCAGGAGTGTCGTCCAATTCAATCGCATGACCAGACTTGGTTGTATATGTTGTATTGTAAGGATACTCAGTATTATAAGCAGTAGGAAATTCATCAACTACTGCTCTATCTTTTTCGTTCCCCTTCCAGAGCGTGCTTACAGAATATGGTTCTTTCGGTAGTGTTTGTCCTCCTCCGCCTCTCCTAAAATCAGCATCAGTAAAATAACCTTTCGCGAGAGCAGCGACATCGCTGTAAAAATAATTTGGTCGCGGATCTGGTTCTAATTGTAATTGCGATTTTCTACCTGTTGGAATATCAGTCAGTGGTTCCGGCCAACGTGATTCTTTATGATATGTTCCAAAGATCAAAGGAATGTTTTGTTCATGTCCATCCAAATAAAAACCGAACACATACGTTGAAAGAGCAATACCAGTTGGCGATAGTCCGACAGCATCAATCCAGTCAGGAGTTTCGAATTCCTCCATTTCTTGTATTTTAATCCAACTCAGCGAAGCAGATTGTATTGCAGAAATCGGCCACGCCCAGAGCAGATCATCGTCATGAATGCCTTGCGGCATTGTGCCGCCTACATTATTCTTTTTACCTATCTCGCCTGTTTGTTCATTTATAACTCTGATCTTAACTCGACCAAGATACAATGGATCTTTGATGTCGACCACGCGACCCATGAACCATCTAAAGGTTTCGCCCATTTTATAAAACATTATCCAAGTGCCCTCTTCAAGTTTGGTCGGCGGCAATCAAGAACCATGAAATGTTCAAATTCGCCAGAACTATCTTTTCGTTTGTCTAACAAATGTCTAATTGTTTTTACAAGATAATTACCAGAATAAACTTCTTGGTCTGGTGGATCTACAGTTAAACCAGAAATTTCTGGTATCTTCAAATGTATCAAATCGCCAACCAATAAATTTGTATCGCCGTAAACGCGAATATTCAATCCATATTGATATGCTTTTCTTCTAAAACCCTGCTTTAAATGCATGTTATCATTAATTTGCATTTGTGGTCGAGTGCTGTCTGTGGGCAACATTCTAGTAAATCCTGGCAAAGTTTCAACATGAGAATTGTATGCAGCACTATGAACATCAAAAGGTTTATCAGTCTTTTTAAATTGCATATGATCAGAACTATTCACATACTGTTTAAATTTAAAATAATCTCCATGAAGAATATCAAATTGCAGGTATTTGTTTTTATGTGCGCCTTGTCTGACATGATTCATGTCATCTCCCTGATCATAAATTTCATACTTCAATATGTTTCTATGATTAATCCGCTTATCAACAGGGTCATTTAATTTAGATGTAGGATATATAAACTCAAAAGATTTGGCTTTCGGTTTGCGATTTTCTATCAACCATTCAATCGTACAGTAATTGTATGCTTCATTATCTTCATAAAAAATATAATCCGAACCTTTGTATTTCGTAGACACCGAGCGTTCGCAAATTAAATCAACTACCTGAAAAGGACGAACTCTGTTTACAGCGTAGTCAAAAAATCCTTTAGTTTTATCTGGTGTATTTAATGGTTTGCCTGAACCTAAATCTTGTCTGATGACCTCTATTAAAGAAGCATCATATTCCATATCTCTATATCTTTTTGTATAAACAGTTTTAGTATTATTTAAAGCATCCATGGTGATGCATCTTAAAACATAAGATTTCAAGTTCGACATATCATTAGATTTGATATTGGTAATACTTTCTACGAAAAAATTATAGGTGATCAATTTACCAGATGCTGGAGTTTTAATTGTGAACGTCAGTTTTTCTTCTGCTCCAGCTGGCAAAAAGTTCAATAACTCAATACCTTCTGATACAAATATGTCTGCCGTGATAGTATAGTTATCAAGAGATTCAAAAATATCCATACCAACGACAAGATGTTTTATTTCTTGTGGATTGCCGCCTGTGAAAGTTGTGATCTTAATACTTTCAACTTCGACTGAACCAGGCTCTTTTACTGATGACATATCTACCTCAAAAGATCAGTGAGTTGATTGCTCAATGTTTTGCTATTCGCTTTATCAACCAAGAAGATCTTCTTTTTATTCTCATTCAATTCAAACTCATAATCGTAATATGAGATTGCTTTGTAGTAAACAACTTCAACAGCAGGAATTACCTGCCTATCAGTGGATACCGATGCAGCGTTAACAGTCGCTGTAATACCAGCATCATTAGTTATTGTGTAATCAGTTTCAGATGAAAAATCACCGATAACATTTTTGACATTACAAACTGTTGTATTGGCAAAAACAATTTCTCCAGAAGCAACTTCGCCTCTTTCAATTATATCTCCGATTGTAAAAGAAACAGATGATGCTTCTGTAAAATCTAAAGACATAATTTTATTTGTATTGTAGATTAAATTTTCTTTCGCTCTCGCGTACCCCATAACCCCAGTCGTATTGAAAACTGGTTCCCAGTATTTTTTGGGATTTCCGACAGAATCAGGGTCTTCTTGTTCGCCGACATTATATGTTGGAGAAAGAGCATGATATCCTTCAGATGATAGGATGGTATCATCAGACTCATAATTATTTTTGTAGTGTTTAATTTTTCTATGTGCCTGTCTCAAGGTTCCATATTTCTTTTTTATGAACCTATCAAAATCTTGCGTTGATAATGGTGCGCCATAATATGGATCAAAAATATCATTGGCAAGATAAATTAACCAATCATATTCAACATCATCATAATAGTTGTGTGCTAATTCATCAATATTTTCATCGTTTTTCATTTCGTGCGTATAAAACACAGACAAGAATTTTTTAACATCAGAAGAAAGTTTTACTCTCTTCATTAAATCAATGCAGTTTTTTCCATTGTAATTAGTGATTGGAAATTTTTGAAAAAAAGCTTTTGTATTCCTAATTGCCATTTTGATTCTCTATTAATTTACTTTATCTTGTGTGTACAATTCAGATTCTCTTAATTGCAGTGTTAAGAGAACCGATACCGGAGAACCATCATGAAAAAATGCAGAAGTTCCTTCGCCAGTAAAATTAACAGCAAACCCTTCTACAAAACAAGGTAAAAAGTTGCCGTATTGTGCGGCCGCAGTTCCTTCTATTGAAGGAGTAACAATAGATGGATAGTCTAACAGGTCTCCATCTTTTGCGGGCAATATTTGTTTCTTAATATGTTTAATTATATCTTTTAAAATATTAGCATCTTTCTGATTTAAAGGAACTAATTTCCAACGAAATGCGAAAGCACGCAAAGGCAATCCTTTAAAAAATACAGAAGGGTGTGGGTTAGGAATCTGTCCTAGTGCTTTTTGTATAAACCCAGATGCTCCTGCAGCACCACCGACCAATCCACCCAGTCCTGATTCAACAGTATCAAGTCCTTGATACCCCGCTCTGGTTAGCATACTAACTGTGCCTTTGCCAATTTCTGAAAGAGTATTACCTTCACCGTCTTCTTGTGGTACTGACATACCTTTAATCGCAGATTCCAAATCAGCTGTTGATGTTGCTCCTCCTCCTACAGTTACTCCGCCCATTTGATTTACAATTGCTCCGGTTGCTCCTGTTTCTACTACATCATAACTGATATTGAATTCTACGTTAAAATCTTCTGGAAGAGGAAGATAAACTGGCGATTGAGGGACTAGCGATCCAGGACTTTGCGCATCGCCTCGTATATACCTGTCAAACTTTAATTTCATGTGTGCCATTTTGGCAGCACTGGTGATAACAGCAGGGAAAGTTAATCCTCCTCCGCCACTGCCTTCACCCATTGCTGCTTTTTTCGCAGCAGATTCTTGTGCTGGAGTTGAATCTGTTGTTCTAGGAACCTCATTTCCTCCTGGGTCTGTTGGAGGAGTAGTTGCTACATCCATTGGAACATTGTTATTTAAAGCAGGAGAAACAATTGAATTTGACATATTTTGTATATTTGATCCAGTAACTCCAGCAGCTGCCATTTGCCCACCAAGAGCACCTTGAACTGCTGCTATTCCAGCTTGTGTCGAATTAACAGAATTCAATGCTGATGTTTGCGAACCAGTCGTTGCGTTCGGTGCTGCTACTGATGCGCCAGTAACGCCAGATTGAGATACATTTATATTCGTAGAAGTGGATGCAAGACTAGATGATGATAGACTCTGTGTCATATTGTGTTCTCTGTTAAATATAAATACTGGGATGAAAACATATAAAGGAATGTTTAAACCTCAGAACCCTGATAAATATAAGGGCGACCCATCTAACATTATTTATCGTTCTAGATGGGAATTAAAATTAATGATGTATCTCGATAATCATCCCGATGTGAAACAATGGGCGAGTGAGGAATTGATCATACCATATCGCTCACCAATAGACGGTAAAGTTCATCGATATTTTCCTGACTTCTGGGTTCGAAAGATCAATCGCGAAGGTAAAGAAGACATCGTCGTGATTGAGGTTAAACCAAAACACCAAACGGTGGAACCGAAAGCGCAGAAAAATCTCACTAAGAAGTATTTATACGAAGTACAGACGTGGGGTGTGAATAAATCGAAATGGATTGCTGCAGAGAAATACTGTAAGCAAAGAGGTTGGGAGTTTGCAATTATGACCGAACATGAATTAGGAATCAAATAATTGGCAACGTATATTTTTCAAAAGATTGCTAGAGAAGGTAAGGCAGAAGGTATCACAACAGGTACTGACGAAGCGAAAGATTGGTTCCGAGATCAAGCAATGTCTGTCGGTTCGGTCAATGTCCAACAAGAAATGCGCAATCGGGAAAGACTGTTCAATAAAATAGTTCCAACTGACATTGGACGCATGTACCATTTTTTCTACGATCCAAAACATAAAGATACCTTACCATACTATGATCGGTTTCCATTGATCTTTGTGATGGATAGATATAAGGACGGGTTTCTTGGAATGAATCTACATTATCTCCCGCCAGTATTTCGAGCAAGATTGATGGATCGCCTGTATAGCATTACTCGAAACGACGCGATTCGCCAATCAGAAAAACTTAGATTGTCTTATGGACTTTTAAACGCAGCATCTAAGTTTAATTACTTTCGACCTTGTATTAAGAGATATCTGAACAACCATGTAAGGTCAAGATTTCTGTACATTCCAGCAGAAGAGTGGGATATTGCATTAATGCTTCCAACAGAACGATTTAGAAAATCTAAAAAGGCTGCTGTTTGGAGAGATTCTAAACAACTTATTAGGAAAAGATAAAAATGGCATTCAGTGTAGAAGAAATAAAGGGGAGTATAAAAAGTGCTGGAATGATGCATGCTTCTCATTATGAGTTGCAAGTAACTCCAAAAGGCGGAGGCGATGGATCATTATTAAAAATCCGAGCAGATTCTGTTTCTTTGCCAGGAGTTTCTTTTGCTTCTGTTGATCAATATAAACCATACGGAACTGCTCGAACATATCAAATAGCACACACTTTCACGCCACAAGAAATTGCTGTTTCGCATTTGATTGATCAAAAAGCAGATGTATTAAAAGCATTAATGGATTGGGCGAACGTAGTTGTAGATTTTCAGGGCAAAACTGGTTCGCCTTTTACTGCAGGATATTTTGATGATTATAAGTCTGACGGCATAATTTTCCTATATGGAAATGATGGTGTCTTAGCAAAACAACTTACATTAATTGATATGTACCCAGCATCAATTGATCAAGTTCAAATGGCATGGGGATCATCCGATGAAATCGCCAGAGTAAATGTGAGTTATAAATTTGTTGATTTCGTTATTAGTTAAAAATTAAATGTGGAGATATTATGTTACCTAAAATTGCAATACCAAGTTTTGAAACAGAACTGCCTTCTACTGGCGAGAAAATCTTGTATCGACCATTTCTGGTTAAAGAAGAAAAAATTCTATTAATCGCAAAACAGGGCGGAGAAAGATCAGAAATCCTTTTGGCGATTAGAGAAATCCTTTCTGCCTGTATTTTAAATGAAGACTTCGATGTTAACAAAATTACTTTATTTGATATGGAGTATTTGTTCATTAAACTCAGAACAATTTCTGTTGGAAATATAATTGAGTTTAGCGTGATGGACAGCACTGATAATCAAACATATAATTTTGAAATGAACTTGGAAGATGTTAAAATTCAATTTCCAGAAAATCAAGAAAAGAAAATTATGCTCGATGATAATCTTGGAATTGTAATGAAGTACCCAACAATGGATTTATCAGATAAATTATCTGATGTTGATGAGGTCTTAGATTTTGCTTTTGAAACTATTAAGAATTGTATTGATTATGTATTCGATAAAGATGAAATATATGATTGGAAAATTTCATCCGAAGAAGAAAAAAATGAATTTCTTGATTCATTGAGTCAAAAACAATATCAAGCAATCGTAGATTTTTTTCATAATATTCCAAAACTTGAACATATCTTTGAGTACACCAACAGTTTGGGCGAAGCAAAGAAAGTTTACTTCAGGAGTATAGAAGATTTTTTTCTTCTGGGCTGAGTTATATGGATTTAAAAACCTATTACAAAATCAATTTCGACGTAACTCAGTATCATAAATTTTCATTATTCGAAATTGAAAGTATGATTCCTTGGGAAAGAGAAATTTATGTTTCTATGCTTGCTGATAAAGTGAAAGAAGAAGAAGAGAAAAAGAAAAAGAAAAGGTAAAAATTAATGGCCACTGGGTTAGGAAAATTTTTTGCAAAAAGAATGGCAAAAGGAGCAGCTGCTCGCGGAGCAGGGCGAGGCGCAGGTCGAACTGGTGCACGCGGCCGTGCTGCAGACAATTTAAAAAGGGCAGCAAAATCGCCATCTAAACTTAAAAAATGGACAACCGGAATTCTTGGCGGTAGTGCTATTGCAGGTTTACTTAATTCGCTTTTCGGGG